TTGCAGGTAGATTCTTACTATTTAACAAGAATACAAGAACAACTGAGGTTATAGAATCTGAGTTCAATATAGTTGACGGATATATAGAAGCAACTTCTGTATTTAATCTTTATGAGTCTTACAGATATAGTTTAACAGTAATATCAAACATACTTGAATTTCAAGAAGGTGTTGACGCTGATAACGGAACTCTTGAAGCAGCTAACTGTGTTGATACTTTTCTGTACGAAGATGGTAATGAATATTATGTGATATACAGGGATGTAATTCTTTGTACGGATCAACAAGAGTATGATAAATACGATATACAAAAAGGAGATTACGTACAAGCAGATACTTCTGATAACGGTTACGTAGTAGTTAAAGACTAGATATGAGTAGAAGAAATAAACCAAAGCTTAAAGCTGATAACGGAAAGATTCATGTTGTTGAGATGAACTCTCATACAAGACCAGAGGTTATTGAGAAGTACGGAGAAGATTGGATTGATTATGGTGAGGATAATAATTACTACCAATATCTAATTGACAGATACAATGGAAGTGCTACAAACAATGCTGCTATAAACGGTATTGTTGAAATGATATATGGTAAAGGTTTAGCCGCTATAGATGGAGACGAAGGAGAAGAATTATCTTCTGAGCTTAAAGAACTATTTCCTAAAGAAGACTTAAGACGTGTTACAAACGACTTTTATACTCTTGGCGGAGGTGCTTATCAAATCGTCTATTCTAAGGGTGGTAAAAAAATCATGCCAACAACTCATATGCCTGTCGAGACATTAAGAGCAGAGAAGGCTGTAAATGGAGTTATAAAGGCTTATTACTATTCTCCTGATTGGAGCAAGGCTACAAGGTCAGGTAAAAACAAACCTAAGAGAATACCTGCATTTGGACACGGTAACAAGAAACAAGTAGAGATATTATTTATCAAACCTTATAAAGCAGGTTACTTCTATTACTCTCCTGTGTCTTATCAAGGAGGTGTTCAATATGCTGAACTAGAAGAAGAGATTGCAAACTATCACCTTAGTAACATACAGAATGGGTTATCTCCAAGTATGTTAATAAACTTCAATAACGGAGTTCCTAGCGAAGAAGATAGATTAGTAATAGAGAAAAGCATTAGAGATAAGTTTGGAGGAACTAGCAATAGCGGTAAGTTTATACTAGCATTTAATGACAGTAGAGAATTAGCAGCAAGTATAGAGCCTGTTATATTATCTGATGCCGCTGAACAATATCAATTCCTTGCTGATGAATCAAGAAACAAGCTTATGGTTTCTCATAGGATTGTATCAGGGATGATTGTTGGTATTAAAGAGCAAACTGGATTAGGTAATAATGCTGAGGAATTACAAACAGCATCTACACTTATGGATAATATTGTTATACGTCCATATCAAGTAACTATTCTTGATGCTCTTGAAAAAGTATTAGAGTATAATGGTCATGAGGACGTAGAGCTATATTTTAAAACCTTACAACCACTAGAGTTTAAGAACCTAGAGAACGCTATAACAGAAGAGGATGTAGAAATGGAGACAGGCAGTAAAGTTAGTAACGTAGACACAGGCAACGTAACAGAAGAAGATATATAATATGGCTAAAGCATTATTCATAAAACGTGACGATATCACAAGAAACACATCTTTATCAGGAAGTGTTGATTCTAATAAGTTCTTGCAGTATGTTCAGATAGCGCAAGAGATACATATACAAAATCTTATAGGTACGGACTTATACGAGAAGTTAGAGAGTCTTATTATAGATAATAATGGTGCATTACCAGACAGTGACTACAAGAGCCTTATAGACGACTATATAAAGCCTTTGCTTATTCAATTTGGTATGTGCGAGTATCTTTCGTTTGCAGCTTACAGTATTAGTAATGCGGGTGTGTACAAGCACTCTATAGAGACCTCTGAGGCAGCTTCAAAAGAAGAAATAGACCTACTTATCAGTAAGCATAAAACATACGCTGATTACTACTCTACAAGGCTTATAGATTATCTTTGTACAAACGGAACAAGAGAAAGATTTCCAGAGTACTACACAAACACAGAAAATGATATACACCCTGATAAACAAGTAACATACACTCCATGGAATCTAAGGTAAGAACATATAAACCGAAGTTAGAAAACGAACAGAAACTTAAAACGTTTCTTAAAAAAATAGAAAATGACAGCAATAAACGGATGGGGGAAAGCACACGTAAATAACGAAATAGGTTTCGGTGAAGGTAATCCTAATAACAGTATTTCTTGGGGTGGTATATACAATGACTCTTGGAGTGGAGACACGACATTAACAGGAATGTCAAAAGAAGCTTTAGAGTTTAAGGATATTGTTGAATCTGACGGAGGAACTGTTGAAGCGTTATATTGTGTATCTCAATCTTTAAATTAATATTATGAGTAAAATATTTGCATACAAACCAAGCGCTTACAAAGAAGGTAAGGCGTATTTAGTAATACCAAGCGGAGCTGATAAGTTCTATAGTTTTTCAAGACCTGCTGCTGCTGCTAGAATTGATCCTGACGGAGATATTGCAACCATGGCTATAAACGTTCCTAGAATAGATTATACTGATGGAGGCTGCCCTAGTTTATTGTTAGATAGTTCTTTGTCTGAAGTATGCGGTAACTACACACAAACATACGATCCTAATTCATTAGTTTGGAAGCTGAATACGAAAGCGATATCTAATGATGGAACGATTAGGAATTGCTCTATAAGTGATGCGAGTGGAAACAGTTACCAAGTAAGATACACTACAACTGACGATGTTGTATCAGTATTGGTAGAGTCTAGTTCTTCCGTTCAAGAAACCATAAACATTCCTTTAGATGTAATTGGATATTATAGTGATATTTGGGTGGTAGCTGATAACGGAACTTTAAAAGTTAAAACAAACGGAATATTAAGAAGTGTTAATACAAATATTACAGCTCCTTTATCTTTAACAAGAAAAGATTATCACGATGGATTAGGCGGAAACTCTTTTAGCGGACGTATAAAAGGCGATATTGTAGATGATGACGTAACATCTTTTAACTCTACTGCAACCTCGATAAACGAGATTTTAAATAACTCTAAACTAACAATAAGATAATGGCAAATATATTTGAATGGAATCCTAACCAAACAGCTACAGGGAAAGGG